AGCTATTGAGAAAACGGATAGTTCCATAATAGATAATCGGGATACATCTTCTGATGTGTTCAATAATACGATTACGTTAGAACTGGGGGATATAATTGAAATGATTGCTCCATCCAACCCATCCCTTCATGAAATAACGATGTTTATTTCCTATATTAGTGCCGGTATGATTCAAATAACAAATATCTCTTCGTTGAAACAATTCCAATTAAATATCAATGAAAATGGCCGATTATCCGACGAGTCCATCGTTCAAATCAACTTATTGAGTCGAAGTGAGGAGAAGGGATATGCTCGACAAAACAATCTGGTTCCGCGCACTTGGGTGAATATTCATTTCGGTGGCGAAATACCCGTAATCATCGCAGGCGAGATTACGAACTTGGAGGAAGACATGATTGAGGTAATAACTTACCCGGAATTAAAGACCATCTATATCGATTTTCAATATCAAGGTATTCCGAAGGATATTCCGATAGAAACGATCATGATACGCGAAAAACCTGCCTCATTGAAAAGCGTGGGTTCTCTTTCTCTGCTCAGAGATAGTTTAGAAGAAGGTGAAGATTACGAAATACCCGATACGGAGGTGGCAGATATTCAGTTCACGGAAACCGGCGAATCCATAATTACGATTCCAGAAGGATCCAAGGAGGTTAAGAACATGAGAGATGTGTTGCATGAAGTATATGTGGATGCAAATACAATAGTGTTTGGAGAGCGACTAGAGGAGATCGCGCATGTAATCGAAGTGCCTGTAAACGAAAGGCGATATGGCATTGATGAACAAGTGGACGATATGATGGACGAATTGTTGTCTACCGTTCCGAATACACAGAGAACCAAACTCGTTATGGATAATATTCACAATTTAATTGAGAGATTTGTCGAATTAAGAGAGAGGTTCTCAAAGGTGGATGGAAATCAAAATGTATACGGCGCGAAAACAATGGGTGAACATTACAAGCCCCTGCTTCAACGTATCATGAAATTCGATAGCAATCTTCGTTGGTTGATACCCATAGTGATGAATAAGCGCAAGCTATATGACTTGGAGGTCGCTCCTACGAATGCGGATATCATATCGGAAACAAGCCACGAAGTATTGTCGGCCATCTCTGAAATACAGACAAACTATTACACGAATGCAACGACCAACAATGTGAATACGTTTCAAACGATGAATAATAATCTACATTTGCCACTTACTCCGTTCAGCGCAACAGATAATATAGAGAACTGCTTGACCAATTCACTTGTAATGACGAACTTGGACGCGATTGTTGATAATCTGGAAGATTTTGCAAGCAGTGTTTATACGCAATCGGGTATTGCAAAAAGAAAGTATGTTATTCAGCGATATAATTTGGGTTTATCCAGGATCACCGAAGATATCATGAAATCGGGCAAAAAGGTGTATACGCGCACAAATATGACACCGAACGATTCGATTTGTTTAAAATCTCTAGTGATGATGCCAGCGTCGATTATCAAGTTGTCGACCATCTATTTACCAGGAACGAATATTCTAGATCGCGCTACGATGCATGATCAATACATGATGTTGTTCCGTTTATTCAAGAAAAACATGGAACTTACCCCCCATGTTATCGATGATTTGTCCAAAGAATTAGATTTCGAACGCATGGAGGCCGAAACCAAAAAGGACTTGTTGTCTGGTTTACATGAATTTGTTCTCGATCGAGAAGTATATGTGGATTCAAATGAGAAGCTAGAACGATTTTTGGAGGTTATTATCCCCAAAACAAAGCTGCTTATCCGCCTATTCCGTAAGTATATGAAGAATAAATTGTCCTTTGAGGGTGTCGTGCGTCAGTTGGAGGCATTTTCGATTTACCCGAGCGATATTTCATATAAACAATCTCAGGAAATACGTAGCATTATTCGCGATCAAATTAAGGAATTAAAAATCCGTATCGAGCAAAAATCGAATGAGGTCGGATTTGCAATGAATGCGAAGTATTCAGTGATCCGTTTACCGAATGTGATCACGCGTATATTCGATGAAGACGAAAGTGTGCGTGAAATGTTCCGCGGAAGCTATAAGTTGTCGAAAACCCAAAATGAGGAAACGCTGTCTACCCGCGAGATCATGTCTAAGATGATCGAGTTAGATAATGGGTTGCTATACACGAGTATGTTAAATACGATAACCGAGTCGTTGATCACTCCGAAAAACTTGATAAAATCGTTGGAAAATAATAATATTGACGACACAACAGAAGAAGATCAGGTTAAAACAATTGATTGTGCAAAGCTTTATTTGGCGAAAAAGTATACTTCTTTACGAACTTTGCAGGCAGACAATAGCGTGGATGAATTGTATTTCGACAAGGATCTGGATGACACGCCCTATTCGATTTTACAAAAATACAAGGCTGAACAGAAAAAACTGGCACCGGAACTGTTTATGGAATATTTAATCGCGAATTTGATCGAGAAACATGGGTCTCCGAAGAGTATCGCGCCCGTTTTGGCAAAAACGCTGATTGCAAATAAAAAATTAGTGGAGGATGGCCATTATGCGATTCTGGAGACCCATTCTCCCGCTCAAACTGGCGCAACCGAGGAGAACCCTAGCAAAAACATCATCTATTTCAGACGTTTACGTGGTAATTGGGTAAAAGACAATGACATTGATCCGATATCCTTTTTAGATACCAGCACACTGTTTTGTAATATAAACAACGATTGTGTTAAAAATCAAACGAATAATTTGTGCGAGTCGAGTGCAGATGTTCGTAAACGTATTAAGCGAACTGCAAACAGCGAAATCATGGATGAGCTCAAGACGCGTTATAATAAAACGGCAGATGAAATTTCACAAGAACATAAAGATCGTGTAGAAGCGCAGATGAAACTATTAAAGCGCTTGCATATTCTCAGAGAGGTTCAGTTATACAAATCGAACAATCTCGCCTATGCCATTGGCAATTATGCAAATACAAATTCTAGCATTCAATCACCACATGAAAAGTTAAAAGCGGCGATCTTGGGGTATCCCGACTTTCAAAGCCGACAAAAGTATATTTGTCAGTTTGTAGAAGAGAAATGTCGTGAACCGATGGTGAGCAACCTAGATGAACATCCGCATTGGTTTTACTGCAAGGATACGAACGTTAAATTATTCCCGAAATCATTGCATGAGCTGGCGATAGCTTTCGTATTAGGTGATAATTATTCCGAAACACTACAAGAGGTATGTGCGCGGGTTGGTTTGCTAAGCGATGACGGCGATTCGATTATCGATCGTTATAGCGGAGTCGTGCTTCGTAAGATTGATTATCAAACCGAAGAAATGTTCGACGAAGCCGGGTTTCGTATCGCCACCCATTCTGTTATGGAAAAAGAGTTGGGGGATGTTGTGATGGAAACCAAAACACCCAAAATAATGAACAAGATATTCGACAATGAGATCACGGAACAAATTTACAATGTATCGAAAACCATCTGTCGAAATATAGATATTCCGATGGACAGCATTGAGGAGTTCGTTTTACGTATTTCCAATGAAATCATCGTAAAGGATATTTTGAGTGAATCCGCCTATAAGCGCCGCTCAGAAGCCTCCATGAATAAAACCGGTAAAGCGCTTTCGCCATATATTAACTATAAAAATGAGATCACTATATTGATCATCGCGAGCGTATTAATTGTTGCGGTGCAAACGGCAATTCCGATGTTCAGTGGTAGTAAGACCTTTCCGGGGTGCGTCCGTTCCTTTGCTGGCTTCCCGCTCGAAGGAGTCGAAGATCTAACTGCGATTCAATACATTGCATGCGTGATCAGTAAGGTGAAGAGTTCGATTGCACCTTGGGATTCCGTCCAAAAATACAAGGTTGAAAAAATCGCCTCGAGAATTAAGGATGTGTTAGAAAAGAGTGTGTTGCCAATGAGCGAGGTGGATGCGTTATATGCAAAAAAACGAGAGTATCTTGTGTCCCATCCAATCCTTAGTGTTCCTGCAGAACATGCCTTGACTAAATGGGTGCATTGTCTGCCTCCGATTGTAGAAATAGCGGTATTGAAAACACTGAAACCGGTTAGTAGTGATTTTAAACAAGAATTAATGGATTTGGTCCGAAAGGGTAGTCATAAACAAGATGATTCGATCCAGGTATTAAAGGGGAAAATAGTGCAGCATAGCTATGGGTTAATTGAATCGATCAATGCATCGATCAAGGCAAAGGACTTGTTGTTGAAAACGAGTTCTGAATTACCCTTTCTAGAAAACGCCTGCTGCAATGAGGCGATTGATAAGATCAAGCCCATGGTGTATTTCATGACGGAAGATACGAATATTCGTCTTCTGCTGCAGCGCACTTTTAGTATGACAAAATTACTGAAAACGGTTCAGTCATTGAATCATGCGAGTATGTTTTATCATCCATTGGCGACTGGAATGAAGTATCCCGATGTGCCAACTGGACATTTGGAAGAAAATTTATATGCCGCAGTTATTTATTATTGCAACTTCGATAAAAAATTGCCTATCCCGGAAGAATTCAAGGTGATATGTAATGAGAAACCGGCACAATATAATTCCTCGTGGTCGTTGCTAGAAAAAATGGAGTTCATGAAAATGAACGGAAAGAGATATACGGTGGATACTTTACATAGATTGATGACGATTGTGAACCGACAGAATATGGTTTCGGTGGATGCGGCAATGCCACTCTCTAAAGTGCAAATATTGTCCGAATTGTTGGAGAAGCTAGATATGATCGATTCTCCCGTCGTAGATGAGCGTTTACGAGCCCATTTGCGAAACGTGATCCATCAATATAACCCGGCGGTGATGCGCGATACTCCATCCAAGGAATTAAATGATTTAACGAATTACCTAACTGTATCTAACAAGAAGATTTACATGAATATCATGAATTTTTTCCATGCACATGGAAAACTGGCCCCGAATGTGTATAAGAACGTAAACCAGTATATTGCAAAGATTGCTTCATGGACAAATGATGCGGATACGAAAGGTTCTCACCATGAAAGCACCTATACGTTTGCACAATTTATACAAAATTCAGTCCAGAACATCAGCAAGATATATCCCACCATCTTGATCAACAATGCCGAGTTTTACAAGCAAGTTCCGACTCATTGGGGATTGTCATCCAATCACGTTATGGACATACAAACCTTTATGAGTAAATATTATAATAATTTGGCAGCGTTTAGACAAGACAATGTTATCATGGAATTAGTGAGTGAAGTTCGCAATAGTTTATCGGATATGATTCTGTTCCTTCAAAATATACCAGTATACAATGATATCGTGAAAGACATTGTAGATGAGAAAGGACAACCCAAACAAATACGCTTCTATTCCTTTATGAACCGTGAAACCGTATCTTTGTTGCTAACACATTGCTATTATCAGTGCATAAATCAGTATATTCGTCTGAGTGATGATCCCGATCTATTACAGGTAGACATATATCAGTCTAAGCTAGTTCGCCGCGGTCAGATTGCAGACAATATGGATGAATCCCTACAACTACGTAGTCAAGACGTCGCTGACGAAGGGGTAGCCGATATGGAGAACGAGATGAACGAAATTAACATAACGACCACGAATCCGGCCGAACTGAAAAAGCGCGTGGCTGAGTTGTTAATAACCATGTTTAATATCGAATCGTCGTCCAAAGCCACGATAGATGTCTCTTATAAGGATATTATGAAAAAGGTTATGCGATCGCGCGAGAAAGAAAAGCAGGGTATTATCCAATACTTGGGTAAAATGAGTATACCAGAGCGTAAAATCGAAGACCAATTTAAACAATATAAACTGGGTCGGTGGAATGTGGGTAAGCAGAAGGGGCTGGTTTCCTATGATAAGGAGACCTATGAGCGAGAACGTGGCGAGATACTCAACCAAATGAATATGGAATTGAATGTAGGTAATCTAGACGTTGTCTCGGAAATGCGTAGAGAGATTTATGATATTGAGCGCGATGCGGAACAAGATGCGGAGGCGACATACGATCAAGAAGCGTATGATATTCGCAACTTGGACGAGGATTACATGGACGGTATCTATTATGCGGAAGACTATAACGAGGATCGCGAATAAACCATGGGATAAATATCAGGACATATTCTACTACTACGACGACTCGGTGATATGAATCAGTTATTTCATCGATTGCCACTGGATTTGGTTAAGATGATTCTTTCCTATGATGGAACTCTTATCAAAGAACGGAATGGGAAATACGTGAATCAAATATTGAGAACCGACGATCGAATTCAGATGTTATCATCCATTCCCGTAAAACATTTATGGTTTGTTGGTAAAAATTCGATGGGATCCTATACAAGTGTTCACTTTACCAACAATCTATTTAGTATGTCGATCACCGAATATTACGACGCGGTTCGGTATATTATGACGAAACATGGACGTCATCTGGACGAAACGAGATATCTATGTCGATAACCCTTGATAAAAATCTATATGATATATATATCCTATCATATGGAGACTCTAACAAAACGAATGCTGCTCTTTCTGGTTGGATGCATCGGAACTAGAGCCGCATTGGTGTATATTGCAAAAACAATCGACGTTAATTACCTGCCTTATATGGGATATTTGGCATTGATAGTTGCCTTCGGGTTTTCTTATATTTATATAACAGATTCTAGAAAAACCGGACCCGAAGTATTTGGCGGAAAAATATGGTGGAATAATTTAAGACCGGTGCATGCCCTGTTATATGGATTGTTTGCATATAATGCGATTATGAAAAATACCAGTGCATGGATCTATCTCTTGGTCGATGTTATTATCGGTCTAGTTAGCTTTCTTGGTTATCATTATATGGCTGACGGATTAGGAGGCCTATTTCCCATGAAAAAGGAATAAATACCTACCCATTTGAAGATATTTAGTGAGTCGCCCCTCGCCAATTTTTTTGATTCAGTATCCTATATGCCTGTATCAAAAAAAATAAACGCCCTTAATTTACGACCAGGAAAGCAATATTTGATCGATGTTCAGTGGAACTTAACGAATAGTTTGCGCATGCCCACCAGTTATGCTATGATAGGAACCTTTGTGAAAAATACATATATCCGCGGCCGGACGGGTTCCTTCGATTCCGGATTACGCGTGCAGTTATCAAGATCGAGATACGAATCGACTTTCAATGTGAATGGGGTAGAACACACAGTGAGTTCTGTCAATCATTTTTATGAAATTATTATTCCACAACCAAAAGACTTTGCTGTATTACGAAAGATATATGCATTGCCATTACCCCTTGATATCAAACATATAATCAGTAGTTATGCAGCCCATGTGAAACCGATTTATTATAGACCGCGGCATACAAAGAGTAAACAAACATCCATGAATAAAACATTCTGATCATACAAACCATTTAGGAATTTTCCGAAAAAATAGAACATATTTGTTATTATAATGTATATAGGTATAATAACAAACGCAAGGATGAATATGAAGGGCATTGTCAATCAAAATCGCACGAATTTCGCCATTTTATTATTTTTAGTTGGGTTCTCTATGATCCATTATTACAAGCCGATCGGCCTGTATACGGAAGAGGGTGCATTTCGCGAATTCGGAGTCGGATATATGCATAAAACGGTAGTTCCAATATGGTTGGTGGCTATTTTCTTAGCGATCGTGTGTTATATGGCGATTCTCTATTATTTAGCGTATATGTGATAAAAAAATACATCGCTTCATACTATAGAAGGACTTATTTAGATGGTATTGCCGCAGCTAATTGAACATTCGTCGAGACAATTGATGATGAATACATTGCAACAATGTCATACGACACGGGTGAATATGTATTATTATATATTTAATGCCGCTGTATTCATCGGATTTGTATTGGTCGTTGGAATAACATTGTATTATTGCAACAAGGATAAATTAAGTGAGGAGGAGAAACAACAAAAGATGATGAAAGATCAACAATATATCATGTCGAAGATTCGGTTTTTTCAGGAAGAAAGTAAAGTAAACAACGAATCTAGGTATTCTTCGATTACAAATTTGCCGTTTATTCGAGCGTAATATATATATGTTTATATATATTATAGCATTTTATTTAACATGAACATTATTCGAGAACAGCGCAATACGATCATAGAAAGCGCGAACACTGCACAACAGAAATTAGCGGATATTCTCGATACACAAAACAAGATGAATCATGAACTGATTGTGCGAGAACCGTTAAGTGGCGATATAGATCTGTCGATATTGGCCAATACTGGGTTTGGTGCTATTAAATCGATTCGTTTTGCAAGCGGTGATATCACTTCTATTTCTAACATTCCGGAAAATATCGAGCAACTCGAATGCAATGATAATCTGTTGACTTCGATCGATCAATTACCAGGTTCTCTCCATACTCTCCAATTAAATCATAATTATCTGTCGTCTATCGATGTATCCTATTTGAAAGAACTCAAAGCCCTATATGTTTCACATAATAAATTATCCAGTATTGAGAACCTACCATCATCATTAGTGGATTTTCGATGCGAAAACAACGAAATTGAACGAATGGATCTGTTTGGTTTAAAGAATTTGAGAACCTTACATGTTTCAAACAATAAAATAACTGTTATTGAGAACCTTCCCTCTGAACTGGTCGATTTTCAGATGGAAAATACACCTACGATCGAATTTAGAAACACTGAAAATATTCCTGGCGGCCATTCGGATGAGCACTCGGAAAAAATGCGCAAAAAACAATCCTACACGGACGCCCTCCATGAATATTTTCGGATTAGACACAAATATGAAATGGACAAGCGTGCGATGAAACGCAAGGCCTATGAGCGTGCAACCACGAAACGTATGGCACGGCAGGCAGTGAACACTGTTATTCCTCCGTGCATTAAATGTAAACGAAAAGTCGGAACCACTTTCCAAACAACGGAGGATAAATACATTGCACTATGTGGAGATAGCAACTCCCCCTGCACATTAAATATACAATTATATCGAGGCCACTATAACCACTATGAATCTTGGCTCACTTCATTCAAATCCTCGACGGAATCATTTTATAGAGAATCCATGCGACAAAAATACGACGCACTGTTCAGTTATATTGATCCCGAAGAATCACGCAAGCTATATAATAAGATGATCGAAGCATACACCATCGACAACGGCGTTTACAACGAGCTATTAGAAATCCATAATAATATGTATAACAATCAAGATAAGAAGGCCGCTATTGAGAAAAAATCGGGAGAATTATTTCGGTTGACGGAGGATAGCCGACGATTGATGAGTGAGTATGTAGAATCCGGTAATCGCGAAAAATTAAAACAAGCGGTCGAATTACATGAACAGCGAATCATTCCGGAGGCACGCAACCTGAGAATGTTAAAACACGAAATCATGGAAATGAATCGAAACGAAGTGTCGAGCACGAAGGAGGAACACGTTTTATTTCAATATCCAACGGTGCTGTCAAATATGGATTACCAGGTCGGTGAACCGGCCAGAGTGATCAGTTTTGTCCGTTAGTTAGTATATAATCACTGTAGATTATGTAATAACAAGTATATTGGCGGCGGGCATTGCTCTAACATCGGTTATAATTCGAAATGCCGTCCCATACGATATTATAGGTATTGGCCCAGTCCTTCTTCTTACAGTCGGAATTCATGCCGAACGAAGACCATCCGCGGTGATTAAAGTCGATAGTGGTCATTTCTAAATCAGAAGAAACTGCATAACCTGGGGTAGCTGCCACGATCGCTTCACTCACTACACCTTTGCTATCGAACAGAGAACCGACATTCTTCATGCTATTTTCGACATATTTCGGGACTACGCACAACACCTTCTTATCCGAACTTTGAGTGGCTTCCCATTTATCCGGACAAGATTGTTTTGTCGGAGGGAATTCACTGCTATTTGCAGAGGAGGTTTTCATCTGCAATCCTACATAGGTTAGCAATACGATGAGGAGGACAACGGCTACACTAAGAACAATAATATAAAACAGATCCATAATTCTATATATTAGCGCGATATATATTTTTATTCATGGCGTTGCACTAAATATACCGATCCTGGATAGAGGCATTCGAATTTAGGAAGGAAGATAACCAGAACGCGATGTAGGGATCACTCTAAAGAACCAGTGGAAACAGGTTGGGCTAATAGTCGGTCTATTTAGAGGTATTGGCTTTTATTTTATTTCTGAGATAACATTATACTGAAATTAAATGAATTTAACTCCGTTAGATATATATCAATCCAATCGAATTATTGATCAAAAACAATATAATGGTCGCATAAACATTGTTGAGCCACCGAACCCCAGCCTACAATTTAATATGCAAGAACGCATCGCGGTAAAAAACAAGACAACCGAGTATAGAGAAGCGTTGAATGGTGTGCAAGAATCGAACCTGCTAGCCAAGACCTATTTTTCACAGGAAAATATACAGATTGTGCAAAATGGTCTGCGTGCGGGAGTTTATAAAATGTCCAACAACAAGTATATTATTGCTCCGCAAAACATCGATGTGTTGAAGGTTATTATGCGCAGCATCTACTTACAACATGCGTTAAATCAGCCCGACAATATTGCCGAACAGGTGGCTAGATTAAACAAACACGTCTTGGACTATGCAGTGCCAAGTGTGTATGGCGAGGCCGTCGGATATGAGAAATATTGTGAGGATCAAAGCACTCTCGTTACACCACTCGAATTGCCTAGACAATCTGACCGTGATTACAAACAAATGGAAATGTCAAAATGGGTGTAATCGGTTGTGTGCAAAGAAAATATTCAACTCTTGGGTTGAATATTTTTGAATCAGTATACCAGTAAATGTCTTGGTGGGTCATCATAATCATTCCGGACAATCTGCTGCCACCATTCTACGAACTAATTCATCGAACGAAATACGCGGTTTCCACCCTAGAGTGGTTCGCGCTTTGGTCGAATCTCCTAATAATTGTTCCA